ATAGACTCTACCGTGGCGCACGGGGTCAGTTATACGGTCGCCAAGATGTCATTTGGGCGCCGGGTGGAGCTGACGCGGCGCATCCGGGAGTTGGCGGCGCGGAAGGAGTTTGCCGAGGCGGGCGACACTCCCAACGAAAAGATGGAAGCCGCACTGCTGGCGTCGGAAATCGACCGGATCTATCTGCTCTGGGGCTTGAAGGAAGTGACAGGTCTCGAGTTGGACGGGCTGCCCGCGACTCCGGAGTCATTGGCCGCGAGCGGACCTGAGGAGTTGTTCCGAGAAGCTCTGGGGGCCGTCAAGCAGCAGTGCGGCCTCGCGGAAGCCGAAAGAAAAAACTGATTGTCGCACTTCATTTTCAATTCTCAAACCAGGCCGGCTGGGAGTGCGCGACCTGCCGTAAAGCCGGCCTGGAGATAAAGCGCAGGTGCGGTTGGATGCCGCGGGCGCTGGAGACGCCCGAACGCATAGTGTGGGCGCGAAACAGTGCAGCGACTACCGTCTGTCCGACGTCGTTTGTCACAGCGCAAAGCACGGCATGGCTCGAGGAGTATCTGGTGCGGCGTAAGTTAGGGCAAAAAGGAATCGATGGCCTGGGGGCACGGGAGGTGGAAGCTTTTCTAATTTTAGAGCACGAGTTGACAGAAATGAACGGCGGCCCCAGCACTGAAGGCCAGATCAGCGGCCCTGCGCCAAGGAGGAGAAATGTCTAGTACGTCGCAACAGACACTGCTAACCGCCTTCAACCAAGCGGCGGGCAGCCCGGCGGGCGGTCAATCGGCAACCACCGACCAGGGCCTAATCGACGCGCTGGGGCAAGCCACCCAAGTGATCGATAGCCAGACGCAGGCAACCGCGGCTAACACCGACGCGCTGGCACAAAGCAGTCAAGCAAAGAGCTCCAGCGGCAGCGGCGGGAGCGCATCGGATGTGCTCGGCACGGCGAGCAGTGTTCTGGGGGGCGGGCTTAGTCTCATGCCGCTGGTGTCGCTGTTTTCCAGCTTGTTTGGCGGGGGACAGTCTCAACAACCTGCACCCCTAGTGCCTTTCTCGCTCCCCCCTTCTCTGAACCTGGAGTCCACCACCAACAACCAAGACGTAGTTTGGGGTGAGAACGGTCTGCCCCGCTCGGCCGGAAGCAGTGGGTCGAACGCGGGTCAACAGATTACCGTTCAGGTACAAGCCATGGACAGTCAGTCGTTTCTCGATCACAGCGACGATATCGCCCAAGCGGTTCGGCAGGCGATGCTGAACATGAACTCCATCAATGACGTCATAACGAGCCTCTGACAGCCATGTTTCCGACGCTAAAAACCGGCGCCGTGATGCAATATCCGGCGAAAAGGACACTGCAATTCAATACCGACGCGATCCGTTTTCTGGACGGCACCGAGCAGCGATTTCGAGACAACCCTTCGGTACTACATCAGTGGACAATCCAACTCGACTTGTTGGACGAATCCGAGCTTGCCGCGTTTGACCGGTTCTTCGTATCGAACCAGGGCAGATTCGGCAGTTTTTCCTTCACCGATCCATGGGACGGAACGGTCTATCCGAACTGCAGCCTGGCCGCGGATACATTCGGTTTTCAACTAAGGGGTGAGATGCGAGGCAAAACTAAGCTGATCGTCAGTGAAAACAGGACCTAAGATGTTTTACTTCCCACAACTCTCATCGGGCGCGACCGGCCAGTTTCCGATTACAAGGCAACGCTCGGCGAGGACCGTCGTAAATCAGAGCTGCCAGGGATACCAGGTCAAGCTGGCCGATCCCGGAGCGGCGATCACGAGCTGGCACTTATCCTTCGAGGAGATGAGCGACGAGGAACTGGCGGCCTTGGAAGCGCTTTTTCAGGCCGTCGGTGGACGGCTGACGCCGTTCACTTTCCTGGATCCCGTCGATAATCTGCTGGCGTGGAGTGAGCAGCAGAATCAGGCCGTATGGCAAGCGGACCCATTACTAACTTTGACAGGCGGCGTGGCGGATCCGATGGGAGGCACGTCTGCTTATCAGGTCAGCAACCCGACAGCCGCCACGTTGACATTACAGCAATCGATCAACGCGCCTGCGTCCCTGGACTACTGCCTCAGCCTATATGCGCGCAGCGATCAGAGCCCGCAGGTGTGGCTGGTGCGCGGCTCGGCGACGGAGGCCCGGGCGATCAGCCCCCAGTGGACGCGGCTGATCTCCTTCGGGCAGCTACAAGACACCGCCGATTCCATCAGCTTCGGCATCGCGTTGGATCCGAACACTACGGTGGACATTTTCGGGATTCAGGTTGAGGCGCAGATTGCCGCCTCGCTTTACAAACAAACGTTCGAGACGGGCGGCGTGTACCCAAATGCGCGTTTTCAGGATGACACGCTGACGTTTACAACAGTAGGCCCAAGCCGTTATTCCTGCGAAGTGGATATCGTCAATGTTGAGTATCTATGATCTGAAAGAGCTGGCGGTGACCGACACTCCGCTGCTGCTGTTTCAGTGCGTCTTACAGAACGGGCAGACGGAGTACTGGAGCACGCACCAGGTGACTTATAACGGCAACACGTACGCGCCGCGAGTGATGAAGCACAACGTGTTCGCGGTGCAAACGTCGTCGGATCAGGGAGTGGACGCGATTCCACGCGTTTCGCTGTCGATGGCCAACGCCGATTCTTACTTCTCGGAACTGGAACGATCGGTAGGATGGAAGGGCGCCACGTTGACGGTGACGTTTTTGTTTTACAACCTGCTCGAAGCCGCCCCAACATCGAACGCCGCTGTGTTATTTCAGGGCATTGTCAACCCGCCCGACCAGAGCACCGAATCGCTGTTCCAGCTCTCGGCCGTGAACTGGATGAGCATGCAGAATGTGCTGTTGCCGCCGGTCCGGATCCAACGGCGTTGTCCCTGGCTGTTTCCATCTACCGCGCAGCAGAGGCAGGAGGCGCTGAGCGGGGGCAGCAGCGGGCAATACTCATTGTTCTACCCTTGCGGATATTCGCCCGATCAGACCGGTGGCGTAGGCGCCATGGTGGGAGGCGTACCCTACGCTTCGTGCGCGTACACGCGCCTCGATTGCGAAGCCCGCGGGATGTTTTCCGGCCCGATGCGGTTCGGCGGCCTCGAATTTGTGCCGTCATCGATTCAGGTGCGCAGTTACGGCGGCCCGTGGCAGTACGCGGCCGTGGACGACAATCTCGCAATCTATAACGACTTTGTCCCGTTGTTATACGGCACCGCCTGGTATTACCCTCCCATCGTATTTTCCCGGAATGACGGAAACCTGACGTACATGGAAGTGCTGCTGGGGATGGGCCCAATCCAGGACGTGCAAATGGTGCTGGTAAACCAAATCGCGATTCCCGTGGGGCAAACCGGCCAGAACATGACATCGACGGGTTGGTACAACGTGATCAGCTTGGGCGGGCGGAACGGCGCTTTCGATCCCAATTTCAAGGACGCAGCCGGAAACCCGGCGGGCGATCCGTACGGCAGCATGGCCTATCTTTCAGTTGTCGTGCCGAATCAGATTAACAACGGCCAGTCACTGCCCACCGTGCAAGTCTTGGCGGATGGCTTGCAGCTACCGACTTATGGCGCGGATGGCAGTTACCAGAACACGCAGTTCACCGCCAATCCAGCATGGATTCTGTTGGATATTCTGCATCGCAGCGGCTGGGGGACCGAGAATATCGATCTCACAACCTTCGCAGCGGCCGCAGCCTATTGCGATCAGCAGATCCAGACACAGGATCTGAACGGGAACAGCATCATGATCCCGCGCTTTCAGTGCAATCTTTGTTTGCAATCGCGGCGCAATGCCGCAGACACGATCCGCGGCATCCGGAACGGCTCCCGGCTGTTATTCACGTACAGCGTAGGCGGGCTGCTGCAGTTGCAAGTGGAGAACTCCATTGCGCTACAGCAACCGGCGCAGCAGGCGTGGACCAACAGCACGGAGCCGCTGAATGGCGGCTGGCCGGCATATGAATTCAACGACGGATCGACGGGTACCGCGAATATTCTGCGCAAGGCCAACGGGGGACCGAGCGTGCAAATGTCATCCCGGAGCATCGCGGATACACCGAACCAGGTGACCGTGGAGTTTCAAGATGCGTTCAACGGGTACCAGCAGGACAGCCTGCTCACGGTCGACGTGGAAGATGTCCAGCTTACGGGCCAGGTAATTACTACCACGCTCATGGCGTTGGGGATTCCGAACTACGATCAGGCTGCGCGCATCTCTCAGTTCACGCTGGACAAAGCGGTCAGCGGGAACACCTACATTACATTCGATACAAGTGTAAAGGCGCTGGGCCTGCGGCCTGGCGACATCATCACCGTCACCTACCTCAAGGAAGGGTTTGAACGGCAGCCCTTTCGCATAACCAAGATCGCGCCGGGCGCGAATTACAGGATCACTACAATCACGGCGCAGATTCAGGATGACGAATGGTACGAAGATACAAATGGCCAGATATCGGGAGACACCGGCACGTCCCTTCAGCCGAGTTCCGGCGTAAACGTGCCGCGTCCGTTACTTGGCAACATAATCGATTCCAGCGGCAATCCTGAATACCAGATCACCGAGAGTTCCAGCAACTCCAGCGACGGCGGTGTTGACGAACAGCTTACAGTGGGCTTTGTGGTGCCATCAACGATTGTCACCGGCGGGCCGGGTATACCGCTGGTTAGCCTTGCGGCCACAATCGGGGCAGGAGGCACGCTGGCGGGTAACCAAACACTGTACTACGCAGTGAGCGCGCTGGATTCGGCGGGAAACGAAAGCGCTCTATCGTTCGTGATACTTGCCAGCATATCGCCGGGATCGAACACGAACAGCGTGACGTTAACGGGACTAAGTTTTGACGCTAAGACGGTGAGTTTCAATGTATACCGTGGACCGAATCCACAACAACTGGGCCGGATCGCTTCCAGCCAGGCGCTGAGCACCAGCTTCACCGACACGGGCCTGCCGGCCCAGGTTTGGGTGCCGCCCGATCCGAATTTCGATCACGCGAACTTTTATTGGCGGACGGAACTGCAGCCCCCCTACGCAGCGACCATTGCGACCGCCAATACGGTTGGAAACAGCACCGCTGCAATGGGCGGCGCCAACTATACCGGCATGATCGTCCGGACTCTCAGCGGCACTGGCGCGGACCAGGAGTACACGATTGCGTCAAACACCGCGACAACTCTAACGCTCACGCAACCGTGGGCCGTGCAACCGGATGCAACGACCCTCTTCGTGGTGGCGGAGGCAGCGTGGCATTTTGCGGCCACCTCCAAGACCAGCCCGGTTCAGTTCGAGATTCCGAACGAGACGGGTGTTACGCTGCACATACAGGGCAGAGGCGCAAACGTGAACAATCTGGAAGGGCCGCCGTTACTGTGCACCCTGACCCGGTGGACGATAGGCGGCGGAGGGCTAGGGGATATGGCGGCCCCGCCCCAGCCAGTCTTTGGGCTGGGCACATCACCGCTCGAAAGTGGGACGGTCGAACTGAGCGGGGTCTCCTTCCCGACGCTCACCAACACTACCAGCGTAACCGCAGGCACGCTAACCCTGTACTACTGGGACGAACTGGTGGGGAACACTCCATACTCGTTAACCGCGGAGATGGCGGCAACCGACACCGCGCTGAATCAGACGCCAGCGGGCACTGCGGTGGCGGGGTCGTTCGTACAAGTCGAAGCGGAAGTGATGCAAGTGGTGGCTGTGGCACATGGCGGGCTCCAATACCAGGTGACACGCGGCATGCATGGCACAACCGCAGCGCAACATACCGCACAAGCCGCCGTGTATCAGTTAGCGAGCACCGTCGCGATAGCTCCTTTCCCCCTGGATTTCTTTGGCAGTCCACTTAGCGGCAACTGGAGCTATGCAGTCTCGCTGCCGAATGCAAAGGTGGCCAGCGCGGAACTGTTCGTCACCAATTCGAGAGGCAACAGCCCGGCGAACGCTATTAACCTGACACAGTCGGTGGATTATGGATTGCGCACGCTCTCCGGCGGACAGTACTCGTTCCAGGTGCAGGGATTCCTGGCAGTGGACAGCGACCCGGCGCCGAACGTGATCGTGGAGGCGGCGCATGCGGTACAGGATGTGTATGCGGTCGTGAAACAGGCGCCCGTTGGCGGTCCCATAACGATTACCTTGAGCCAGAATGGAGCACCCTACTGCACTCTCACAATTCCCGACGGCGACACGGTTTCGCCCAGTGTGGACGGCTTCGGAATGCCATTACTGGCACAGGCGCAGCTCAGCATGGCGATAACCGCAGTGGGACAAACGAGCCCCGGCTCGGATCTTACGGTAATCCTGAGATTGTGACCATCCGGCCAAGCGCATGACCACGCTTCAGAAACTCACTGCCAACCAAGACTTGCAGTGCTATTTCTATCAGCCCTCGGCAGTGGCGGCACTGAGCGCCACGAGTCCAAGCGGCTTCACCGTTTCAGGCTGCTGGCGCTCGCAGTCCGATTGGGTTGTCGTCGAGTGGAATCGCGACAATGTCTTCGAGCATCCGTTATTCCGTAATCTGCCGGACGGCGATTTGAGCGGGCTGCAGCTTTCCTACCAGGAGACCCGCACTAACTGCATTCCAATCGATTCGGCGCTGTATCCAACCGTGGACTGGCCCTATCTTCGCGTGTGGGCCGATCCCGGAACGGGCGAACAACTCTACAGGATTCCATTGATTGGGAACGCGACACCTGTGGCGGGGAGCTATACGCCGGCATCGGCGACTTTCGAGTTGCAAGGCACAGCGACTGGCGGCGACTATATCGAGCTGGCATGGGACCAAGAGCATTATACCTACCAACTATACGGCGGGGACACCTTGGAGTCGGCCGCGGCAGCGGTGGCGAACAGTATCAATACGTTCTCACAAACCATGCGCGCGTCCGCGAACGGCTCTGCCATCACCCTGACGCTCGCCGACAGTAGTACGGGCGCGAACGGCAACCGGATGGGCGTTTATGGGAACGCCTATAGCGCGCCGCCGACCGCCCCGACTGAGAGTTGGCAGCCGGTGTGGCAACTGCTGAGCGGCGGCGTGTCGCCCAGCCAATGGCAGATTAACCTGAACTTTACTTCGATCAGCGGCCTGGATGACACCGGCGCTACGGTGCCCGTGCCCATGAATGCAGTGCGCAAGATGCGATGGACGTGGGCCGCCGACCTGCAGTCGGGCAATTTTGCGCGGAGCGAGTTTGCGGTCGCAATATCGAACTGGACGGTCAACGGTTCGAACCGCAATTATCAGGTGGCGGGCCCGGGAAGCTGGCGGGTGGAAGCCGATGACGTTGCAATCGGCTACACCGGTCAGTGGACAAAAGCCATCGGTAACTACTCGGGCGGGTCGATTAGTTATGTAACCACGACTGGAGCGAGCGTAAGTTACTCCTACCAATCACCGCAAAGCCATATGCTTAACCTGGGGACGCGAAGATTCCCCACCGCCGCGCAGCTATCGGTTCAAGTGGATCGGAATCCCATACAGATTTTGAGCGTGGCGCTTCCGGGTGAAGATGTCCTGGTGCGATGGGACTTGGGAATTATGTCCGGGGGGACTCAGCACACGGTTACGATCACACATACCGGAAGCACGGGCGATCCTTTCTATTTCGATTTTCTGGAAATTGCGATTCCGACCACCGAACTTCCCACTTTCCCGACGGACCCGCAAACGACGCTGGCGACCGACTGGGACACGCTACACTCGCAGGCTCTGGCGCCGGAGCGGACCGCGTGGCTGATCCAAGCGCTAGGATTTGCGGGCAGGGCCAATCACTACGCTGGCGCGCTGTGGTTCTACGAACTGACTTGCGCAGGGCAGCAGTACGCAAACGGGACGATCACGTTCTCGGGCGCGTCTCAGTTTGGAAAGACGACCCAAGTTTCTCTGGGGCCGACTGTCTTCACGCACTTGAACCTGATCGGCGACACGCCCTCAAGCTTGGCGCAGGCGTTCGAGCTACTGATCAACGAAGGGTCCACGGGTGTGTGGGCGCAGGCCGGCGATGAAGTGCTCACGATCACCGCACGCGTCATGGGTAGCGCCGGCGATGGACTCACACTCTCTGTGGATGTGGGCGGCAGTACGACGCTGCAGACGCAAACGAGCGGAGCGCTGGCGGGTGGCGTGGATGGCAACTGGCTTACCGAATTGACCGCCACGCCGCCAATCAATCGGGCGGTGCGCGACTGGAGCCGGAGTTTCTACACCGCGCTCAATAGTTACGGCATCGAGGTGACGGTTTCGTTCAGCATGGAACTGGGAAATGGAGATCCGTCGGCGGCCGCGGGCATCGCTCAGTGTTATCCGGACGGCAGCCCATGCCAGGTAAACACGCCGGCTCTGCAGACGAATTTCTCACCGGCGAGTTTGGCGTACTGGCAGCAAGTCTATCTCGAGATGGCGAACGTAATGGCCGCAGCCGGCGTGCAGCCTTATCTGCAGTTCGGGGAGGTGCAGTGGTGGTACTTCTGCCCGCCAACGGATCCGGCCAATGGTAATTGGACCCCGATTGCCAACGGCGGCATGCCCTTCTACGATGCCTACACTACGGCCAGGTTTCAATCGCAATACGGCCGGCCCATGCACGTCTTTACGGACCCGAGCAACGACCCCGCGCCATACCCGCCGGAATCCGCTTTCCTGCCTGGACTGATCGGTCAGTTCACCGCGGCGATCGTGGCCTTCGTGCGGCAGACATACGCGAATGCGCAGTTCGAAGTCCTCTATCCGCCGGACACAAACGATGCGCCGCTCACCAGTGTGATCAACTTACCGGCGCAGTGGTCTCCAGCGAACCTGAATTGCTTCAAAACTGAGAACTTCACCTACACGGGCGACTACGATCTGGACGCGGCTGTTACTTCAATCGATCTGCCGGGGCAATTGGGCTTTGCGCCGGCAGACAGCGCGCACCTGGTGGGCATCGGAAACTACAAGACGCCGTGGGCGAAAGAGTCCCGCATTGCAGAGGGGTTGAAGATAGAGTCGGTGGTGCT